ACCAAAGAAAGTGCCTGTTAATAATGACTTGTATATCTCTTTGCTGAAAAGAGTACGAAGCGAATGGGGTCTGGCATCAGATTTGTCTCCTGTTGGTGAACGGATTATTTTAGACATTCACAACCTTCTAACAAGTTTGGACAAATAACCACCACCGGCAAAATCAAAACTATTTTGAGATTTGCTGTTCATATATATGAAAGTATGACTAAACAAACTTATAAACTAATAAACGGCGACTGTATAGCTGAAATGAAAAAGATGGATGCGAACAGCATTGACTCTATTGTTACAGACCCGCCATACGAGATTGGTTTTATGAACAAAGGTTGGGACAATACAGGTATAGCATACAACAAAAAAATGTGGGCAGAAGCATTGCGTGTATTAAAACCGGGCGGTCATATGCTTGCGTTCTCATCTACAAGAACATATCATAGAATGGTTTGTGCTATAGAGGATAGTGGATTTGAGATACGCGACCAACTCGCGTGGATATATGGAAGTGGTTTTCCCAAGAGTCAGAATGTTGGCAAGAAAGTAAAAGAATATGATGGTTGGGGCACAGCACTCAAGCCAGCACAAGAACCAATCGTATTAGCACGCAAGCCACTATCTGAAAAAACCGTGGCTGCTAATGTAACCAAGTATGGCACAGGAGCAATAGATATAGATGCTAGTAGAGTAGCAACAGGAACCGATGGCAAAGGACGCTGGCCCGCGAACATCATTCACGATGGTAGTGAAGAAGTATTAGAGTTGTTTCCAGAAGCAGGTAATGGATGGAAAAAGAACTATGGTGAAAAAGATTATAAAGGAAAACAATATAAAGGAGGAACATTTGGAGGAGGTGGATATTTGGGTGGAAGCACATACAATGACACTGGTAGTGCTGCTAGATTTTTCTATTGTGCCAAAGCAAATAAGCAAGACAGAGATAGTGGATGTGAAAAATTGGATGCTAAAAGTATAACAAATAGCAAAGGCAATGGACTTGGAAGAGTATGTAATATATGCTCTGCAAGCATACTAAAACCTTGTGACTGTGAAAATAATTCTTGGATACTGCCAGCAACAAATAAAAACAATCATCCTACAGTTAAACCAACAGCACTGATGCAATATCTTGTGCGTATGATTACACCAGTAGATGGAACTGTATTAGACCCATTCAACGGTAGTGGCTCAACTGGTAAAGCAGCAATGCTACTTAAAAAGTATAACTATATCGGTATTGACTTAAGTGCTGATTATATCTCCATCAGCAAATCAAGAATAGAAAACGCCATAAACACCACCGGCAAAATAATAGAAGATACAGCAATAGATACAGAGGAAGAAGAAACAAACTTCTTTATAGAACAATAATAACAACACATATATCTAAACAAAATAAAAAAAGCCACTGTATATAAAACACAGTGGCTAATTTATAATATAAAACTATACAACCATATATATAAAACTCAGCTTACACTACCTAGAGTACCAGCTTAGATACACAAATATATATAAAACAAGAAAATAAAAAGATATAACGGAAAAAAAAAAGAAAGTTTAGGAACTTCCCCACGAATTTTTCGTGGGGACGATTCGGTCTCTGTGATTCTGTGTATGTTTTTGCACCCGCCCTACCCTGCGCGGTTATATATTCATTATAATCACACAGTTAAGTATCTGCTAGTATATCTATCTGTTTTGAATATATTTTTGATATATGCTGCTTATCAATATATACAGATATGCTTATATGCTATCTGTTTATTACTTTAAATACAGATACTTTCTATACGCTGTATCGTCCGTAACATCTGTATATGGAATTGATATATATCGTTTTGTTTCGCGATCTAGTTGGGCGACTATGTTGCTTGCCCATGTGTATCCGGCATCTCCGCCCCACCCATTCCACGCCTGATATCCCTTACCTTGCTCGCTCCATGTGCTTCCTTGCTTGTCGATCTCGTGACGATCAAAGAATGCTTTCATTCGTCTTACTGTGTCTTCGCTCATTGGTCTGCGTGCAATGATGTCACGCGCACGACCAAGACCAACAAGGGTCATACCCTTTTGACTATCTGGTTTGCTGTCGCGAATCTTTAACGCCATACGAGCGTTGTCTGCCATTGCTGCCGTCGGGATGTAGGTTGCCATATATGATAAGTATAATGCTACTCACCTTTACGTGTGCGAACACTATGACAACTATGACATAGGCTCATTAAATTGGTTGGATCGTCTCTGCGATGTGGGTTGTCTGCTAACTTAGCAACATGATGGACATCAGACGCAGCTGTGTATGTTCCACGGCTCAAGCAATCATAGCACATCGGATTATATTGTAGGTGATGCTTTCTAACGGTTCTCCAACTGCTGTTGTAGCCTCGTGCATGGGATGATAGCCGTGTTTCTCTGACCTTTAGTTTACTGATAGTGTTGGTTTTTGGATGACGAGGCACGTAATATATATCTATTCACAACGTGCAAACTCACCGTGATACTTGATAGTCGCTGCTTTATATAATTCGTATGCAGCTTCTTTAGTATCCCTACAACCAAGATATATGTTTTTATTATTAATTGATATCTGTGCTACCCATTTACGTTTTCCAGCCTTAGAATAAGTGACACCTTTGAAACCACTAGTATTTCTTTTTGGTTTTGATACATTACACTTATTCTGTGAAGATGTAGCAAGCCTTAGATTATCAATGCGGTTATCATTTTTTACTTCATTGATGTGATCTATTTCAATACCAGCAGGTATATCCCCGTTGTGATATATCCAAACTAAACGATGTGCTTTATATGTTTTACCGTTAATTTGAACGACGACATAACCTCTGACACTTAAATTCCCAGCAACATCTCCGATCTTCGTCTTGGGAGAAGACTTAATTTTCCAAATCAGATTGCCGTCTTTATACTCAAAGCGTTCGTGTAATAGTTGTTGATTCATGGGTATAATCTATATCTAAATGGTTATTTTACAAGTATAAAATCCAGTTTATGATTGTTTGCTGCTATGTATATATAACAAAATAAAAAAATGCCTGGACCTATAGCCTCCCCCGATTCACTAATGTCTAACGACAAACGCCCGCGTACTGTTGGCAACAATGAACTAAACAAAGCCCCAACGTGGCTTAATGCTAATGCTAAAAAGATTTATAAAAAGACAGCAGAAGAAATAAAGAAGCTAGGCATCGCAGATAGATGCGATACAAACATACTAGCAATCTTCTCAGCACAACTTGATCGCTTGCAGGTTGTATCACAACTGCCAGAAAAAGAATTATTCCAAGAGAGGTTACAGAATGATTTGACCAGTAGTGTATTGTCATTATCAAAAGAGTTGGGCATTACACCATCAGCCAGAGCAAAACTACGTATCGCTAAAGTAGAAGTTGATGACATAGATAGCTTTTTAAGCGATGAGTGATGTATCGTATTATACAGACCTAAAAGAACCAGAGCGTATCAAGAAGTTTTTCAGTCGGTTCCTCGTTCACAGCAAAGGTACTCATGCTGGTAAGCCATTCAATTTGCTTGATTGGCAATATGATATTATCAAAGACTTGTTTGGTACATACAAAACTGCTGATAATCTACGCAGATATCGCAATGGATTGGTGCTTATTCCACGTAAGAATGGCAAAACAACACTGTGTGCTGGACTATGCCTTTATGAATTACTCTTTGGTGAAGCCAGTGGAGAAGTTGTGGCTTGTGCAAACTCAAGAGATCAAGCCAAGATTATATTTAATAGTGCAGTAGATTTTATAAGTAAGTCAAAAGAACTAACTGCTAGACTCAAGGTTTATAAAAGTGCAATATACAATCCAAAAACAAGAAGTATATTCAAGGTAATATCTCGTGAAGCAAACACAGCACTTGGTATGAATTGCTCTATGGTTATATTTGATGAACTGTTAGCAGCACCAGATGATTCATTATATAATAGTATGGTAACTAGTATGGGTGCTCGCAAGCAACCATTGATGCTGAGTATATCAACAGCCGGTTTCAGTAAGGCTAGTTTCTTATATCAGTTGGTAGAGCACGGTGAAAGAATAAATAATAATATTATAAATGATGATAGTTTTTATGCTAAGATATACAGCATGAAAGATAATGAGGATTGGACTAAAGAATCTACTTGGTATAAATGTAATCCATCTCTTGGTCATACAATTGGCTTAGACTTTTTTAGAACAGAGTTTAACAGAGCAAAAGAGTTTCCACGATTTGAAAATGCATTCAAAACATTATATCTAAATGCTTGGATTGATTCAGAAAAGAGTTGGATTCCTGACACTGCATGGATGCTTTGTGGTGATGATAATATAAAGATAGAAGATTTTAAAGGTGAGACTTGTTATGCTGGACTTGACTTGAGTAGTACTACAGATTTAACCGCACTTGTTTTATGTTTCAGCAAGAATGAAAAATATTATTTATTCAGTTATCCGTTCTGCCCAGAAGATAATATAAAGGCTAGAAGCAAGAATGATAAAGTAAGTTATGATGATTGGGTAAGACAAAATAAATTAACCGCAACATCTGGTAATTGTACAGACTATGATTTTGTTCTTGAAAAATTAAAGACACTAAGTAATGATTATAATATATCGTCTGTGCTTATTGATAGATGGAATAGTAGTTATCTAAGCACAAAGTTAATAGAGAACGGCTTTAATGTAGTAGCCTTCGGACAAGGATTCGCAAGCATGGCTTCGCCTGTGCGTGCATTAGAAACTCTAGTGCTCAGTAAAAGATTGGTTCACGACAATCATCCAGTGATGAGATGGTGTATGAGCAATGTTATATTAAAGATAGACGCGGCTGGTAATGCCAAGGCAGATAAAGCAAAATCCCGCGAGCGTATTGACTTGGTTGTTGCTGCACTTATGGCTATAGATGAGGCATCAAAGAGCAGTTCAGAGAGCAATGGTGGAGATATATCGTGGATATAACACAATTTTAAGATTAGTAACATATAGTTATAAACATATAAATTATGGCATTACTTGACTTTTTTAAGAAATCAACAATCACTCCGGTTGAACCGGTTGAAAATAGGTCTACTACAACAGCTGGTAATGTAGTAACAAGTTGGGATAGTGCTTTTGCACCTGCTAATCGGGTTGATAGCATAAGCGTTGTGTATGGCTGTATCAATTTACGCGCAAGTACAATTGCTAGTTTACCAATACAATTGTATCGTAAGTTGCCACGCGGTCATGAGCCAGCAACTAATCATCCATACTATAAGATGCTAACCAGCGCACCAAATGTACTACAAACTAATTACAGTTTTTGGCATTGGTGCATTGTGCAATTAGACCTCTTCGGCAATGTCTACATTCAGAAAATACGTAAAAATGACGGCACTGTTGCTGAACTATATCCATTAAATCCTACTAATGTATTGATAAACATTTTACCAGACGGCACGGCAGAATATAATATGACGCTTACTGATTTTGATGGTAAGTCGTTTTATAGAACATTTACTCACGATCAAATCGTACATATAAAAGGCTACTCTCGTAATGCTGTGTTTGGTCTAAGCGTCATTGATACTTTTAGAACTTTGTTTGACGGATACTCAGAATTAGAAACAGCAGGAACGGCTATTGCTAAGAACGCAGCCAAGCCAGCAGGCGTGGTTTATTATCCGGGCAACATGCAAGAAGAAGCCTTGGAAAAGATGAAGAGTGGTTGGCGTAGTGGGTTCTCTAGTGGCAACAGTGGCAAGACTGCATTCCTGCCTAATACAATCAAAGTAGAAAGTGCTAATACAGGATTGACTGCACAAGAAGCAGAATATCTACAGCAAAAGCAATTCAGTGCTCAACGTATTGCTAGTGATATTTTCCGCGTGCCATTGCATATGTTGGGCTTAACAAATGCTCCAACATACGCAAGCGTTGAGCAGCAAGCTATTGAGTTTGTTACTTATACTTTAACTCCAATCATCACCAACATTGAACAGCAATTACAAAAGCAGCTGCTTGATGATAGTGAACAAGTATATATCAATTTTGATGTTAACGGATTGTTACGCGGCGACGTAAGAACAAGAATTGAATATTATAGATTCGCACTTGAACATGGTGTAATGACCACTAACCAAATAAATGAACTAGAAGGCAGTGGCGTATATATCCCAGAAGAAAACGGTGGAAATGATTATATTCGTCCGCTTAATTTTGCTGTAATCAATAACAACGAAACAATACCAGCCGCTCCAGCAGTGCGTTCAGAAGAACTATCTCTAAGAGTAGAAGCAACACCAGCTCCAAAGGCACAACAGATAAAGGGTAGCAGTGAAAACCCAGAAGGCAGTGCTGCTGGTAAGTCTGGAGACATCAGTTTTGATGATAATACAGAAGCAGCATTAAAAAATAAAGTAAAAGATCACAACGAGGCAATGGCAAAGAGTGGTCGTCCTAGTTATACCAAAGTAACTCTAGGCAAACTAAAGAGTGTATATAGACGCGGCAGTGGAGCATACAGCACCAGTTTTCGTAAAGGTGTATCCAGAGCAGCATGGAGTATGGCAAGAGTAAATGCTTTCTTGGACCTTTCTCGTACAGGCTCGCCAAAGAATCCAAAATACGTAACAGATAATGACTTGCTTGCAGCCGATCATCCTAAGTATAGCAAAGAGGATAGATCAATGATTGCTGAAGCGTATGACCCATCTAGTGAAGAAACTGAAGAAAATATCAATCTTGCCAGTCTTGAATAGTATTTATACATATGCTAAACACAATTGAATACAGAGCTTATTTAGATTTATCGGATGTTGCACCTATGGTGGACTCTGGAAGTGATGATAGAACAATATTTGGTAGAGTTATTGCTTATAACAGTATGAGCAAGCCACTACGCACAATGAATGGCGATATGTTTAATGAAGTTATATTGCCACGCAGTCTTGATGATTCATTGAGCGAAGAAGGTAATGATGTATTAGCATTGATGGAACACGACGGTAGTAAATTACTTGGTCGCTTGAGCAACAAAACATTAGCTTTAGAAAATAGAGAAGATGGCTTGTATGCTAAAATAAAAGTTCCAAATACAAGTTATGGAAAAGATTTGATTGAGTTGGCTGAACGCGGCGACTTAAAAGGATTTAGCTTTGGATTCACAAATCCAGTAGCAAGAAATTATAAAAAAGATGGAATGAATGTTCGTGAAATCAGTAAAATGAATTTGCGCGAAATATCAGTAGTATCATCTCCAGCATATAATGAGACTGCACTTGCATTAAGAAGTGAAGACTTTGCTGAACAACAATTGGGTAAGTCAGATAAAGAATTACAAACAGAATTCAAATTCCGTTTTTATTCAGCGACTCACCGATGAAAATTTGTAAAGGCTTATGCTTTTACTTAAAATTAACAAAATAACAAAAACAAAATATGAGTAATCTATTAAAAACACGTAACGAAGTCTATGGTGCAATGAAAAGCATCATGGATCTATCCACCCGCTCTGCGGATGATCTAGGTAAGTATGACGCATTGGAATCCCAATACATCTCTTTAACAAAACAAATTGAAGCCGAAGTACGCTTTGACAGTATCAAAGCCTCGATGGATGCCACATTTGACAAACGAGTTGTTACAAATGGCAAAACATCAAACGACCAAGAACTGCGTTCTGCTTTCTTGAACTATGTTCGCACCGGCGACATGAGCGAAGTTCGTAACATCAACAGTTTCTCAAACGTAGAAGGCGGAATTAACGTTCCAGTTATTCTATTCCCAGCTATTGAAAAAGCTCTTGCTGAGAACTCTGTAATGCGTCGTATCGGTGCTAAGGTTATTACAACCACGAGCACAACGACTCTGCCATTGGCTAACACTGCTCCAACGGCTGTATTCACGGCTCAGAACCCATCGGGTTCTTATACCGATACCCCACAGTTGTTCAGTAGTGCTACACTAAATGCTTTCAAATTGACAGCACTTCTAAAAATCTCGGATGAACTTCTACAAGATGCTTCTACCGATTTGGAAGCAACTGTTGCTGCTAACGTTGGTACAGCTTTCGGTAACGCCGAAGAAACCGCATTCGTTTCTGGTTCTGGTGTTGGACAGCCACTTGGCTTGTTCCGTACAACCACAGCTGGTGGCAATTCTGCATTGACCCAAAATCTTGGTTCTGCTTCTGGCAGTATCCTTGATGGAATGATCGACGGTTATTATAAGATGCCGGGCAACCGTCGTCAAGAAGCCGTTTGGATCGTAGGTGATGGTCTAGCCTCCGCGATGCGTAAGGTTAAAGCCAATACCGCTGGTACCTATCTATGGGAAACTTCGGCACAACTTGGTCAACCAGACACCTTCCTTGGTCGCCCAGTATATACCACATTCGCCGCTTCTACCACATGGCAACCAACAGCTGGCGTAATCGGTGCATTGCTTTATCCAAAGCACTATGTAATCGGTGATCGTGGCGGTTATCAATTCCAACGCTTGAATGAGCTATATGCACAAGAAGGTAACATCGGTTATCGTGCTACAAAGCGTTTTGACAGCGTTCTATTGGACGGCAACTCGCTGGTAAAATTCATCAGTAACGTAGCATAATAATCAAATATTTTTGATTGCTACTAAATCCCACCCTTAATCGGGTGGGATTTTTTTGTATCTATAGATGTCTTTGACTTATTTTTCTATACTTATAGACATATAATATGCGTAATATATCAAATATAAAATTCTTTGGACCAACCCTAGCTGAAGCAAAAGAGTACTTACGAGTAGATGATAATATTGAAGACTCATTGATTAGTATGCTGATCACAGCATCATATGATCAAGTAACGGCAGAATGTAATCGTCAGTTCGCTCCTTGTACACAATCATTTAGCGCAGTATCATCCAGTGGATATATATTTTTATCTACACAAACAGTTGATAAGTTATCAACTGGATCGTTGTATCTTGATGCAGATGGCAGTCAATACGCTTATTTCCAAGATGTATTCTCTGGTCCTATTGTTTTTACTCAAGCCAGTGCAAGTCTTGCTGTGCCAAATAATGTAAAAGTAGCACAGTTGATGCTAGTAGATAGTTTCTACGAAAATAGATTGCCAGAATCAATGGGTGTGAGCACAAGTCCAATTAGCTTTACTGTAAGTACATTGCTGAATCCATATAAACTCATCAAGCCACAATGATAAATCCTGGACTACTTAATCAAAGAATACTATTAGAATATCCTACAAGTGCGAGTATAGACGTGTATGGACAAAGCATTCTAACATATGCTAGTAGTAGCATATGGGCACAAGTAACAAAACAGGGTGGTGGCGAAGTTAATAACAATGGCTATATTGTAAATACAGCCAATTATTTATTTGTGGCTCGTAGCAACAGTAACATCACTGAAAAAGCCAGCATAACTTATGTTGGCAATAAATATAATATAACATTCTTAGATGAAGTTCCTGGCACTGGTATCGT